CGCGTTGCGCAAACGGGATATTCGTCGGCATGAAAAAGCCTTTGGTATCCTTACCCATACGCTTACCGATGTCGTTAGACACTTCCAACTCAAAACCTGCATCTTTCCAGTTATTTGAGATGGCTGCATTGATTGCACGCAGCATTGAGTAGCGACCCTTATCGCCTTCGCTCATATCGGGCGCATGACCATTACCCAGACTGGCCGTTGGTTTTTGCGTTGCACCGCGCTGCAATACGATATCAAGTACCGCGCCGCGTGCTTCAGCAACACTAGCACCTCGCTGGATCAAGCCGCGACGCAAGTCGGCATCAATGCCATGTGCCTGGCACAATGCTTCGATTTCTGCGGCGCGTTGGCGCTCGTTGGTCGCAGCTTCAACGCGCAGGGCGTTTTGATCAATACCGTTACCGCTGGAAGCTCCTGTGGTGCCGTCCGTTGCTGCGTCCTGCTTTACAAATTTGCGTTTAAACATGTCAGTGTCTCCTGATAAAGTTAAAGAATCGGCGGATGCCGGTGCTGCGGTTGTTGCGGACTTACTCCGCGATTCGATGCTGACGGGCTGCGCTTCGTCAGTGATGGAACGTCCCTTGCCAACTGATGCGTCGGCAGGGACGGTCACAAGTGATATTTCGTACGGCTCCCAATCGATAGCCGTGTATGTTTCCTCTTCAGTATCTTCAATAAATTTGAAGACCCGGTACATGAAACTGACGTTTACTAGGACATCATCGTTGTACTGTTTCATTGCCCAGTCACCGCGATCATCACGGCCAAATCGCACATCGCAATAACCGCGCTTATCTGCACCAACGCCGATTGACTCGACCACGCCAAGCAGGTCATCACGGTCATGGTTAAATAGCAGCGGCATGGTTTGCTGCCTTTGATCGATACGTACCGCGCCAGGTGCATGGCTTAAAATTTCTGTTCCATACCACATATCGACAGGCTCTTCCGAGCTGAATGAGAAACGCACGGTACGCGATTCGGTATCAGCTTTTATCTCCTGCCCGCGCATTGAAAGTGCGCGACGTTGCGGCTCTAATTTCTCAAGCTTATGTTTAATAGCCATTTATTTATCCTTCTTCGTTATTTCATCGCCATCAGCGATAGATTCAACAGATTCCTGGGCCGGTGATTCCGTTTGCTCTGCTTCTGCTCCGTCACCCTCTTGTGCAGGGGGTAACGGCTGCGCCTGTCCTTTATCTGTGACTTGAGCAGGGTCGGTGTCGAATATCAGATCGTTCTCAGCCATCATGTCCAGCTCCTGCCGGCGTGCCTTGAATACATCTTCGGCATCAACGCCGCCGCCAGTGCTGGCAATTACATCTGCTACCGTCATAAATCCGGCACGAACTGCGAGTCGATAGGCGGTTACTTCCTTAGTTGGATCGATCCAATTCCAGCCGCGCGGCTTAAAGCGCACGGCGGCATACTTTGCACGGTTGCTATAAAAATCTGGGAACGCCAGCTCGCCGCATAACACGGCGGCCTCCAGCCAGTCTTTGTGTATTTCGGCGCGGAAGTTGCGAATGAAAAAGCCTTGCAGCACACGCCATAAGTCCCGGTCATCCAACAACGCCAGGCGTGAGCTGGAATAATTGCTCTGCGAATAGTCGCGGCTCAGTGATTCGTAACTCATGCCAATTCCCGCTGCGCAGGAACGCAGCATGAAACGCATGAAGGGTTCCATCTGTGAGTTTGGGCGACTAGGGTTAAAGCCGATGAAATCCTCACCGGGCAACAGTTGTTTGAACGTCCCTGGTTCGGAATCAATGATGCGCTGACCGGATTGCACGTCATCACCTGGTGCAGTTTCAGGCGACTTCACAAAACCAACGATGTTGGCCGAGGCGCGCGCGGCAACGATCTCAGCTTCCTCGTAACCAGCCATATTATTCATACGCTTGAGGGTGGCATGGAACCAAGGCACACCACGCGTCTGAGGGACGCGATCCACGATATACAAGTGGATGATTTCTTCTGCTGGAACGCGCAAAAACTTGGATGGTTGAAACGAGGCAAACTGGTAATCACCCGGATGATTCGGGTGCAGCCAGTACGCGACCGGACGCCCCCATTCGTCCGATTCTACGCCCATGCGGATGCCGTTACCGTTCGGTGCGCGTGCAGTCTGGTATTGATCCATCAAGCGATCGGCTTCAATAACTTCAAGTGCGAACGGGATCTTCGACCCGCCGAACGGGCGCTTGATCTTGCGAACCAATACTTCGCCAGCCTCAACCAACTGACCGACCACCAATCGCTCAATATCGGCAAACCCAAGTAATCCAGCGGTGTGGCAGACTTTACGATCTGACCAGTTCGCCCAGGCTGTTTCAATCGCATCATTGATGTTGTCCTGCAACTTACCCTGCCCGTTGACTACCTGAGCCTGTAAGCCGATACCACAGCCGATGACGTTGTTTTGTACGATGCGTACAGCATTGCTGGCATATTCATTATCACGAACTAGTTCGCGCGATCTGGCGCGCAATAGGCGCAGACTGGTGACGATCTCTGAATCAGCAGAGGTAGTTAGTGCCGACCAGTCGCTGGTGAGACGCCCGACACCGGCTCCAGCATAAGCGCGCTGAGATTTGGCTGGCGCGGTTCCTGATTGTTTATAGGCACGCTGTGCGATCCATCCCATCAGTTTCTTGTAGCCGCTCATCTAAATCGCACCATTAAATTTTTAGGATTCCCCAAGCCGTCTTTGATTGACTTGGAAGCGCGCTCATTCGATACCCGGATACGCCAGTAACTGATGGCTAATAACAATTTATCGGCATCGTAATACTCTGCGCTACGCGTACCGATGGTATATTTTTTGGTTTTCTTCCCCGATGCGTGCAGGTTGGCCAGCGCAGATTCGGCATCAGATAGCGCTTTTTCTGCATCACTTCGGCCATCAAACCCGGCTGAATTTACGGCTGATAAATCTTGGTGGACGCTAATTTCACCACGGGAAACCGTAATCCGTTCACCGGTCGCGGTAAGAATCGCAGCCCAAAACCATACGCCAGATACCAGACTCGCACTCACCGCTGGCGTGATGCTCGTCTTCCATCCAAGCCCATTCAGGACGGCGGCCAGTGTGATCGGTGCGCCTGACCCGCGCAGCTCATAACTCAACATGTATTTGGATGAATCCAAACGTGAGTTATCAGCTGCAACAAATGGATCGTCGGTCCATGTGGCTGAATCGCCTGCTGTAATGTTTGCTGGTATAGACATCAGTTACCACTTGGTTGAGGAAAAGCCCTTCATCTGGGCATTAAAAAACCCGCTCGGGGCGGGTTGCTTTTTGGGTATTGCTATTTGTTTGGCTGTCTTTTCCAATGCCGGCAGAGGTTCAATCCCTGCGTCACTTCCCAGCAAATCCGGCTGCCTGATGCGCGACTCTTCAGCCAGCCAGCGTTCTTCCTTCCAAAGATTAAGCTTGATGCTGCGCGCGGCATGCAATGAATATACTTCGCAATCCAACGCCTCATTGCGTACTCCTGACTTCTTCTGCCATACCTTCTTATTGCGTACAGTCCGGTGCGGTGCCTTCACCTCGCTGGTGATTTGTTCCCAGTAATCGGTGCGCACCTCCTTGTACCAGTGCATACGACCAGGTCCGCTTCCTTCTAGCTTGATCCGACCGCCCTGAGCATCGACGCCCAACATCAAATCTTTGGCGCGCTGCGTGCCAACCATGAAAGGACGCAGGCCATATTTGTGAGCCTTTTGCAGCCGGTTGGTATCTACTGCCACCTTCGGCGGACTGAATATTTCGCGCCCGTCATCAAGCGATGCGCCCTTCACCGCCATGTAGTTGCGGCCCATCCGGCGGCGAACATAAGCATAAACCGCGTCAGAGGTTTGTCCGTCTGACGAATCGATACTGGCCGCTTTCAAGTAAAGCTGCACACCGCTGGCATGAATGAACGGGCGGGAGAGCAGCGCATCTAGTTCTATCCATGCACCCTGTTCAGCAATCATCGTCTGTCCATGGATCTCATTCCAATACAGCAGCCAGCTTTCTTCTCCCCTACCCCATGCCCGTATGATCACTGCGAGACGATCATGCTGCACGTCAACGCCGGCAGTCAGCACCAATCCGCCCCAGGGAACGGTCAGCTCTTCATATTCTTCAGCCCTTTCACGCAGCGCATCCGCATCAGGCAACTCACTGGCATAGGCATAAGCCAGTCCTTCCGAGTTATTCCGGAAGCTGCGCATCTTGGTATCGTCACCCTGCTCCAACGCATGTTCAGCGGTGAGGCGTTTTTCTACCAGCCGCTGTAATATCGAGCCAGGGAAAGGGCTGTTCAGTTCATTGATATAGAAACCAGCAACGCCGTAAAACTCAGCATTCGAGCGCCATACTCCTTGACGGACGTTTTTGTTTTTCTCGACATCATTCCATTCGCCGCCACAGTGAGGGCAAACGTAATACGCGGTATCAGGTCTGGCTTTGCCAAACACTTCATGATTGCATTCAGGATCTTCATGCCAGCGCACGTATTCCCACATCAATACATGCGAATCACCGCAATGATGGCAAGGAATATAAAACTTGCGCTGATCGCTTCCTTTGTAAGCGGCTTCGACTCTGGACAACCCTTCAATTGTAGGCGTCCCGCCAAAGATCACTTTCCGTTTTGCGTAGGTCTTGGTGCGCTCTTTCAGCAGGGTGATCGTGTCCCCCTGGTCTTTCAAATTCTCGTTGCAATCGTCAGGCTCTTCAATCGCCACCACCGGCGCCGGGGTTGACTTCACCGAGCTGGGACTGTTCGATCCAACGAACTTTAGAAATCCGCCTGCAAACGATTTAAAATTATTTCGGTTGTCGCGGTCACGCGCCTTGTGCACTGGAACTTTGAGTGATAACCGTGGCGTAGCTTCCACCATCGGCACAAACTTCTCATCGTTATATTCCTTTGCTGCCTGATCCTTCGCAAACATCACGATCATCGGGCATGGATCGATGTCAATACGCCGGCCGATGTAGTTATTCAGCACGCCGTCAGTCCACGCCACCTGAGCAGATTTCATTGCAACTACTTCAACAACAGTTGGATCATCCAGCGCATCAAGGATGCCTGCGACCCATGGCGTCAGGTCAGGGTTGTATCTACCCGGACGCGCCGATGCCTTTGCGGACATTCCTCTATGACGGCGCGCCCACTCCAGTGTGCTCATCTGCTCTGGCGGTGTGAGCAGGTGAGCCAATCGGCGCACAAGCGCCATCACTGCCAGGCTCGTATCGAGCGAGCTGCGCAAGTGCTGCGTGTGTGTGTTCATTCAGTAGATTCAAATCCAGTTCGATACCATACAAAGCGTCAAGGTCAGCTTTCAACTTATCATCCCGAGCGAGTAATTCGGCGCGAAAAGCGCCGACCATATTCATCAACTCGGGCTCCAGCTGCTCAACATTAATCAGCACGCCTTTCTTTTCTGCGACCAGCAGCAGCTTCAGCTCACGGTCCACGCGCTCAGTCAGTACGCGCTCATGCGTCAGGTCTAATCCATCGTGACTACGGTGCCCGGCTGCAATGCCGCGCAACTGGCGGATGTATGCCACACGAATTGAATCCAGTGTTTCAGTCTGCCAGATCAATCCCAGTTTTTTCAGCAGCTCGCTTACTTGCTGCTGGCTGATATCAAGGTGATCTGCGATCTGTTGTTGTGTCAGCATGGTCTGATAGTTAATCAGGAGATTTACACCCCCCTAAGGAAACTGGTTACTAGAGAATTCTCGGGGTCGTAGTGCCCGCAGTGCAGGTCGTCAGGGAGTACCTTGGAATTTTCAGAGGTGCACCATCATGGTGCATTGATCTGCACCGCCTGCCGGACGGCTACCGGCCGGCAAACTTAATCTCATGTTCAAGTATTGCGGGGAACTTCTCGCGAATCAGCTTGTTGAGCGCTTGCTGCACAATATTGTTGCTAAACGCGACGGGCACGCTTGGGCCAAACAATTCCTTGATCGGTAAACCGTGCCACTGCCCGTTAATCTTCTTATGCAGATTGCCAGTACGAACAAAGACCCCTTGATGACCTGATGGCATAGTTGCAATGAATGCGCCCTTAATTAACTTCCTGCCATACTTCACGCTTACCGACACGCCGCTATTCGTCTCACGCGCACCAAAGTGAATCAAAGGAATCGAGCTGCCATATACCCTTATGGTTACATAAGGCTTACCAGTCGCTGCACGCACGATGGTTATCTTCTGCTTAATTACTCGCGCCTTCATGTTGTATCCGGCAGCGCGTATCTCTTTGCTGGCCGCCACCTTAGCCTGTGCTGCCACCTTGTTCAGTGCTCGTATCTTGGCTTTTTCAAGCACATCGGTACGAAGCTCAAATAGCTTTATCGCTACACGTCTGAAGTTATGCTGCACATCGATGCTGATCATATTGATTCGCCAATGCAAAAAGCCAGCGGATTAGGCTGGCTAGTAATTGTTTCAGGTGCTTCTGTACCTCCGCAAGGAGGTACAACCACAGTTTGACTTCAACCGGACTTTCTCTGAATGTGTGCGCATCATAATCACTTTATCTAATCTGCGTCAAATTATTTCTTACCATTAGGATAGAACGCTTCAGCTCATGGCCATATTGTGCACGATGAATACCTAGCGCCCTGGCAATTGCAACAGGTCTCTCAAGGCATATAAAGTGGCGCTTAAGCAACATTCTATTTGGGATTGCTATCATGCCCCATGCGCGTACTACCGCCATCACTGATGATAAATCAAAGGAAATAGATACAGCGCTGCGATCAGAATCAGGATAAGTCGCATCATATCTACCTTCCGCACTGGCGCAGCGCCCATGAGAATCTAAGCCGGAACGAACGCGTTCATGTCTCGCCCATTCATCCAAGCGCGCATATACATTAGCAGGAACGCTGATCTGACCGTATGGGACATATATCGAAATCATTGCTTCACCGCGATCAAAGTTATTTTGTACTGTTTGCACTTCACGCCGTGTTGTTTTTCTTTCAAGCATCGCATCACCCTTTCGTTAAACCAGATCTCAGAAACCTCGAATTCGCATCCCTTGCAGCTTTTTGACTCTTTTCTCATCATCACCGCTTCGGGATCTCCATATAACCATCGCTCAAGCACTTCCGCCACGCTTCCCTCCTTTTCGCACTTCCTGCATTGGTATAACCAGTAATCTGTCACCGCTGAATACCTTGTCCGGATCTGGCACGTCCATCGCTGTGCCTACCGTGTGCCCGTTCTCAGTCGCGAAGAACGTTTGCTCACCCTTCATGCCGCGCTTGATTTGCTGGTTCACCACATCCACGCCAAACGCCTTGCGCATCTCATCAATCCAGGCAGTCACAACAGGCATTTCGGCTCGAAGATTGCTCACAAATCAATTCCGCAGGCTTGCGCAGGGTTGAAACAAACCCTGCGTAGCTTCTAGCCCTTTATTTACGTGGCTTGTAGAGAAGTACGCAGGGTACGCAGGGTTAAAACCTCGTATGTGAAACAAAAAAATATAAATCTGATTAATTAAGTACGTGCAGATATATATGTCAGTATGTAAATTTACGCCTACGTGCGCGCAAACCCTGCGTACCCTGCGTACCACTGCAAAACCCGCATATTCATTGGGTTTGAGTGCTTGCAGGGTTTGCGCTAACCCTGCGTAACCCTGCGTAGTTATATTCATGATTCTTCACGTCCAGAGATAGCCTCTCTGAATCTATGACATTGTTTATTAAGTGATTCTGTTTCATCTGGACGATTAATCACGAACACCATGAAGGTGCCGCGTTTGTTTGAAAACCAAACCTCCTGCTTGCTTTTATCTTCACGATCGGAAAGGAGGCAGGAAAACTTTGTTAGCGACAGTGGTTTTTCATAAGCACGATCACACCAGCGCCGATAGGCCTGATACAGGTCGCTGGACAGGCACGAGCAGTATGGAACTGACAATCGCTCTTCCTTCCATTCGCGATGGAACACTTGCCATCCTGGCATGCCGAATGAAACAATCTTGTCACGCGCGGCTGTTCGCAGCGGTTTAGTATGTGGGTCGAAATCACCCAAATCATAGTTGAGTAGGAAATGATAAAACGCTGAGATTCCGCCGTTATTGATGGAAGACACAACACGGTTCTTGAACTCATTGCTGATCCGATTGCGCGCCTCCACCACCATGAAGCGCCGGTCTTCCAGCTCCAGCGGGATCGGTTGCGGCTCATTGGACAAGAACACGCAATTCATGTGATTCGCTTCAACCCGTTCCGGTAAACCCTTCGGGTTGATGCGCTGGTCACGCCCGGTGATCATGTGCTTGATCGTACCCAGGTGGTTGTATCGGTCATTACGTGACAACACCTCCTCGAACAGCACAAACAGCTTGCACGAGCGCCATTCAGTGAACTGCGAATCAAGTTGATGCTGGCCAGCCGTCGTGCCGTATTTGCCAAACA